GCACCTAGAACTTACCCTAATATGAACTTACGTTCAGACACTTTTAAAGATTCTATTAATACAACAGGAATGAAAATAAAAAGTCTTGATATTTATTTTTCACCGGATCATTATGAGGTAATTGACGAAAGCGGAACAAACTTTAAAGTTGTTAATATTCAGCTACCTGGTATACAGCAGCAGATAGAAAAGCCTTTTTATCAAATGCAAATCATTAATCTTGACAATCAAAAAATGAAAGTTTTGAAAATGAATATTACGCATGTACCTCCTCTGCCAGCAGACATCATTACCATACCAGCAGTCGCGCCAGCGGTGATTGAAGTTCTTGACTATATTCAAAGTGTTGAGCAATTTATTTAATGTTGCAAAATTTACAGGCTCATAAATTAAATTTGGCAATTAGTTAAGCACAGGTATATTTTTGTTGTATTATATCTTAACATAGGATTTGACAATGGGATTTCTTGATCACAGCACAAATAATATAATTTTAGATGCAGTATTAACTGACTACGGTAGACAACAGCTATCACTTTCTAACAGCAGCTTCAATATTACTCATTTTGCTCTCGCAGATGATGAAGTTGACTATAGAGCAATTAAGAGATATGGTAGAGCTGTTGGAAAAGATAAGATTGAAAAGAACACACCCATCTTTGAAGCCTTGACAAATCCATCAATTGCACTCAAATACAGGTTAATAGGAAGAGAGAGCGCCGGCGCTGCTATTTCACAGATATTTCTTCCTATTTTAACTGCAAGTCCAGCATCGGCAGCACTAGTTAACAGCATTAATAACAACACAACATCAAAACAGATCACGCTAACACTTAAGTATAAGGGCAGCTCTAATGCAACTGACATAGCTGATGTTGTTCAGACAGCATACAGCATTAAAGTCTCAGATAGATTTTTTACTTTATCAAATCCCATTAACGGCAGTCTATCAACAGTAGATGCGGCATCTACAACAATCATTCCCAGCGATCCTTCAAGAATAGCGACATATACGATAGTGCTAACAGATCCAACCCAGCCGATTGGTTTTACAGTTAATGCTAGGTCAGTTGACACAACTACAGCAACAATCTATGGCAAAAAGACAAGCGCAACTGAAAGAACAATCACATCTAACATCACAGTGATAGGTAATAGACACGGTGTGACGTTAGAGCTTCCTGTAACTTATACACTTCTTGCATAATTTTAAAGAGGAAAAATGCCCTTATCAAAACAGATCGGTGCCGGCGACAAAAAGACTACTAGATCATTTCTTAATCAGCTAATTGACGTTCTTCAAGAAGACATTTCAGCGTCCGTCTCTAGAAGAAAATACCAAGTCTTTGTCACTGGTGGTATTGGTCCTGGTGTTACATCGTCTCTCTTTCAGACTGTATATGACCAAGATTTTACTTTGCAAACAGCGAACCCAGTTTTTGATATCACAGTAGGACTTGCTCCGCCTGATGCTAAGTCTGACGGTGTTGCAGCTCTGACAACGACAGCTCAAGACTCAGGTGGGAAATATCTGTATCCAAGCAGCTCTCTTATGATGAGAGAGAAGACAGATCTATACAGCCAATTTGCTCAGATACTTCTTGGTGACAGAACTGAAGTCTTCACTTTACCTGTTGATGCTTCAACAACTTCAACAAGCACGACAACAACAGAAATTGATGCAGGATTATTTCTAGCATTTAAACGACTCTTTACTAGAGACCAAATCAAGAGAGAAACGTTTGCAATGAAGATGTTTAAGTCTGCGTCTTTTACAACGACAGGCTCAGCACAGTCAATTCCTGATACATACTTGGGCGGAGCCGGCGGAAGAACTAATCTATACGTCACATCTCCTAGCGGATCAACTATATTCACAGATGTAGGTGCAGCTGATCAAAAATTCTTCAGCGTGGGTGGACAATTTGGTTATCTTGTTGATGCTTCAAACACTACTCAGGCAGTTGGTAGAATTTATTATGATCATGGAATAGTCGTTCTTGATATTGAGAAAGTGACTTCTGGTACCCAGTTTATGTCAGGAACAATTGATGCTATGACTCCAACAGGTCAGCTTATTCTTGGAGCATCGGGCACAGACACCGGTCTAAAAGCCAAGCTTGTCCCTGATCTCATGACTTCTGCAAGCATTGATAATATAGTAGATCATTTCTGTTATTCTCGTTTTGGAAGCACGTCCAACACTGCAGTAACCTTTCAGAATATAACAAACATCAACTCCTCACTAATATTCTGCAGAGCACTTCCAGATGACTTTAATTTTTCATCAAATCCAACGTATGTTGAAGCTGCAGGAACAACTAATGAGGGAAGACTCGTGATATACGATCCTGCATTACCTGATGAAGTCCAAGAGACTTTTGCATACGTGACAACGATCGGTCTCTATGATGCATCAGGAGGCCTTTTAGCAGTTGCTAAATTAAGTAGACCTGTTGAAAAAAGCGCAGGTAGAGACTTGACGTTCCGCGTGAGACTTGACTTCTGACGTAATGTGCAAGTTTAAGTTATGGCGATTATACCTGTTACGAAAGATGACGTAGAAAATTTCACTATAGTCACAACGCCTAGAAGAACATTCACTTTTTCTTCTGGGTCTTATGGACAGAGAGTCACCGGTTCAATTAAAATTTACCCAAGATATTCTACTAATCAAAAAGAGGTTTTGGACGTTTTTGAACAGGGCAACTTTAAAGATAAAAATTTTATAAATACATATGAAATTTTAAATAAAGACGTCAGGCAGAGAAGAATAGAATCTTCAACTAGAGACTCATCTAATTCTTTAAATTCGTACTTTAGTGTCGTTGGTGATGTAAGTGTAAAGACAAATTACACATCTTCAATTCAGAGATTTTCACCTCTTGACTTCTATTCTGATGAAAGCACTGTTAGTCGATACACGCTGTCTAAGAATACAATCAAAGACATCTTGATGCCCTACTATAGGGCACAATATCCGAATGCAAATTGGTCATACACAAATTATCATTCACTAAACTTTTTTACAATTTCAAAGACGTCGCAGACTATTCCTACAGCATCAGTTCTACTTTATCCTAATGTGCAGAATAGCTTACTTCCTATTCAAACTGGATTTGCTTCTGGTACTTACTGTTTATCTGGTGCTTTCTCATTTGAGTTTCATATTAATCCAAGATATCAGGCTGACGGATTGGATGCAGGCCATTTTAAGGCAGGAACAATCTTTCATTTGTCGTCAAGTTATGCACTGTCCCTTATAACAGGATCATCCAAAGATCCAACTGGTCTACCCAGCGGATTTAGACTGCAGTTGCAGCTAAGTCACAGCGCTGATATTTCACCTTCACTTGTTAATCAAGGTTCTTATCCTTCTGATCTTGTATTCGTATCTGATGACAATAGCTTAGAATGGAATAAATGGCACCATGTTGCAGTGCGATGGGGCACTAATACAGTCAATGATGGCACAGGTTCGTTTGTGATTGATGGTGTAGAGAGAGGTTACTTCGTAGTTCCTTCCGGAACGATAAATGTCAATACATCAAATGCAAAGAGCAACCCTGACGCGTTATGCATTGGTAATTTCTATGAAGGAACTAATGCAGGCGATGCGTCACAAAATAGATTTTTTGCTTATGACGTATCAAGAGCTAATGGTGTGACGCCTCTTTTAACCGCAACTCTATCGTCTTTAGATGAGCCGACTGCATATGCATTTAATCATCCTCTAAAAGCAGAACTTCACGATTTGATGATCAAGAGATACTACGTTTCTGATGATGAAATAAGCGCATCAGGTTCGTCTGGAATTGGTTCATTATCAGCTGACACTAACGATCTAGCATTTTATTTGCCTCCTTTCTTTACACAAGAATCTGCAATTAGAAGAAAGCATAAAACTACCCAGGGTGGGGTTTTACAGACACCCTACCACGTTATTAGCGGAACAACTGATGATCCTTTTAATGTTGCCATGGCATTCGGTGTAAATGGTCATTATATTAATCTTGAAAATTTTACAAGAGACTTTACAAACTCTCAATATCCAAGACTAATAAACTTAACAGGATCAGCACAGTCAATCAACGGACAAACAACAGCTAATGCTAACAAAGTTCTTTATCAAATGAACAATGTGGCAAAGAGAAATTTAACCATCTTGCCGTGTGATAATGGAAATTTTGAACCGAACTTTGAAATTCTTAAGTCAGAGCGATACATCGACAAGTATAGAACTATTTCTGGTAGCTTTCTTGACTGGAGTGCCATTTATCTAGATGATCTTGTATCTGCACAAGGGATCTCAAATAATAAAGACCCAAATCTTCAGACATTTATTGACTGGAGCCAAGATCTATATGGACCAACTCCAAGTCAACCAGGCGTCTCTATTGGTTCAAAGTTACAAAATTTCTTTAATTCTGTTGATGCTGAGCTCTTAAATTCAACAAGTGATGCGAGTTTTAACAGAGGCATCTTTAAGGGAATGCCTTTACCAATTTATGAGAGCTTGAGAGATCCGTCGTCCAATCAAGTCACGATATTTAACATCAGCAACATCTTCTACGGTAGAAGAATATTGCCAGGCAGCTTTACGCTAACTGACACAGGAATATCCGGCTCTCAAGGTGCTGTTAAGATAACTATTAAAGATGACAGCCTGGGAAATCTGTACAGAGCCGATTCTGACACTTCCCATTACACTCAAAATTCAATAGGAAATATCTTCTATGACGAGGGCATAGTCGTTATAAAGAATCCTCATCTATTCTTCTTTGGCAAGCAGCAGTATGAAGTTTCTTTCAAGGGCGTAAGCAACATATTCTCATCAAAATACGAGATTTTAGCAGGTTCAGGTCAGCTTAACTCTTCTTCTAATCCAACATATGCGCTTGAGAAAAGTGCGATGAGAGCATCCGGAGATCCTATCGACAAGGACGTGTTTGTGTACATCTCAACTGTTAATTTACACGATGAAAATATGAACGTTGTTGCCAAGGTAAAACTAGCACAGCCCATCATCAAGCGCTTTTCTGATAAAGTCTTGTTCAAAATTGCAATAGATTATTGATGAAGAAGAAAAAGCGCAAGAAGAAAAGCAGATATCATCGAGGTTTATACGAGTCACCTCTCGCCGGCGCGTGTAAATTTCGATCGTCTTGGGAACAGAAGTACATGATTCATCTTGATGCTAGTCCCGACGTCGATTCTTGGTCGTATGAAAAGATAGTGATTGAGTACGTGTCTAATCAAAAAACTAAGAAGATTAGAAAGTACTATCCAGACTTTTTCATCATTTTCAAGGATGGCACGAAGAAGCTTGTTGAAATTAAACAAAAGAGAAAGCTGTGTCAAGCTGCTGTCAAGAAGAAGGCGGCAGCAGCAGACCAATGGTGTATAAGCAACGGTGCCACTTACGTTATATTGACAGAATTAGAATTAAAGAATATGGGTTTGATTTAACAGAATTTACACGAATCATCTATTGTCAACAATTACAGCGTGAATGAATTAATCTTAGGCCTTGATGTTTCTACCTCCGTTACTGGTATATGCATCTTGGATGCAGCTGCCAGGTCACACGACAACGGTAAACATATTTTACATTTAGATCGTGTAGAATTTAAGAAGTGCAAGACTTTTTGGGACAAAGCAGATCTAATAGCTTTGGAGTTTGATACGCTTCTTAAAAAATACCCAGGTAATTACAGAGTCGTCCTTGAAGAACCCTTGATGGGATTTCGTGCAGGTATGTCTTCTGCTGCAACCATTACAACACTTATGCGATTTAATGGTATTGTGTCGTATATCGCAAGAGATATGTTTAAAGTAGATCCTGAATATATTGCATCGTCTCACGCAAGAAAGATCTGTGGGATAAAGATGCAGAGGACCTCAGTCGCTGGAATCAATGGAAAAGAGCAAGTCTTTAAGTACATGCAAGAAAATGATTTGTCTCATGTGAAATGGCCGACTAAAAAGAATGGAGACCCAGTTGACTGGAGTCGAGATGCAACTGATTCATATGTGATAGCTAGAGCTGCCTCAATTGAGACTGTGAACACTCGCACGTGAGCGTGTTACAGTTACGTTGTGGTATTATCTCTGACTGATAAAGTCAAATTTTATGAGTCTCTTTTCGGCCGCGGCCGCCTGTCCGGCAACGGAAACAACTTTGATGTCCGCTGTCCTATTTGCGCTCCTTCAGACCCTTCTAAGAAAAAACTTGCAATTCGCACAACTGATGATGCAAATCATTGTTGGACGTGCGGATGGAAGTCAAGAAGCCTGCTTCCTCTTCTTAGAAAATATGGCACACAAGAGCAGGTTGCAAATTACAAACAACAGCTAGGAATTAATAACGATCTTATTGTCGTAGATGCAGAAGAAGAGAAGAAGATCGAATTGCCCAAGGACTTCTGTTTATTGTCTCTCGGCAATACAAGCGATCCTGATGTTAAGGCACTCTGGAGATATGTTTACGGCCGCGGCCTTGAAGAAAAAGATGCCTGGTATTTTAAATTTGGTTTTTCTAATGATCCGAGATGGAAGAGGAGAGTCCTAATGCCCTCATTTGATCGTTTCGGTAGATTAAACTATTTTGTTGCTAGAGCCATTGATGCAAATAGAAAACCTAAGTATGACAATCCTGACGTTGACAAGAATCCTATCGTCTTCAATGACATAAACATAGATTGGTCAAAAAGACTGGTACTTTGTGAAGGCCCATTTGACCTCGTCAAATGCCCAGAAAATTCAACAGCAATGTTAGGATCTGACCTCGATGAAAGGCACGAACTGTTTAATAAGATACTATTGCACAATACACCAATTGCGCTAGCATTAGACGGCGACATGTGGAGTTCAAAGATGCCAAAGATAGTTAAGAAATTGCAAGAATATGACGTAGATGTAATAGTTGTTGATGTGAGACAGTGGGGTGACCCTGGTAGCATGACTAAGCAACAATTCTCAGACGCTCTTTCGTGTGCAAGACCTCTAGGCTGGAATGACTTATTCCTCAATAAACTAAACAAGACAGTGTCAAAAAACTTTCAATTTTAACGAAGTTGAACAACAGACTATTGTGTATTAAAACTAATTTATTAGATGGTAAAATTAGCTCATACTGCAGATATTCACTGGCGGGGTTTAAGTCGTCACGATGAGTACCGTGAAGTTTTTACGGCATTTGTTGAAGACTGTAAGAAGAACAAGGTTGACCACATCTTCGTCGGTGGTGACATCTTCCACACGAAGACGACCGGCATCTCCCCAGAGTACATTGACCAACTTACGTGGTGGCTTGAGTCTATGGCTAAGGTCGCGCCGGTCCACTTAACGCTTGGCAATCATGACGGCAATTTAACCAATCTTTCTAGACAAGATGCTGTATCTCCTATAGTTCAAGCAATTAACAATCCTCGCATCCATCTTTATAAGAAGAGCGGCATATATGAGTTCGAGCCAGGATTTAATTTGTGTGTCTACAGCCTTTTTGATGAAGAGGGTTGGGATAATGTCAAACCAGAACCGGGCAAAATCAATCTTGCCTGCTATCACGGACCGGTTCAAGGCTCCGTCACAGAGTCAGGTTGGGAAATAGATGAGTCACAAATTAAAGTTGACTTCTTTAAAGACTATCCGTTTGTTCTTTTAGGAGATATTCATCAGCTTCAGTATCTTGGCTATAGGGATGATCAAGAGGGAAATAAGAAACCGTGGATAGCATACCCAGGTACACCATTGCAGCAGAATTATGCTGAAGAATTAGATCATGGTTATCTAGTCTGGAATATTGAAAGCATCTCTAAATGGAACGTCAGCTTTAGAAAGCTGCCTAATCCCAAGCCCTTTGTCACTCTCAACTGGACCGGTTCTCAGAAAGATTTTCTAAAAGAAGCTCAGAACTATCCAAAGCAGTCAAGATTCAGAATTAAGTCTTCTAATGCTTTGAGTCAAGATGACGTTAGCTTCTTTAGTGACACTTTAAAGAGTCAATATGATGCTACTGAGGTAACGTTTAAGTCTGAGTACAAAGCTGAGAGTGAAACTATCAAAGCTGGAAGCGCAACTATTGCTAAGTCAGACTTATCATCTCCTGAAGTGATTCTCTCTTTAATTCAAACTTACGCTAAAGAAAATGGCGTCACAGACTATAATTGCGACACACTGACAAGCCAAGTTAAAAAATATTTGTCAATTGTCTCGTCGTCAGATGACTTATCGAGAGGATCAAAGTGGACCCTCAAACACATGAAGTGGCACAATACATTTGCGTACGGCGAAGACAATGAGATTGACTTTTCAAAACTGAATGGAATTATTGGCGTATTTGGTGCCAATAGAATTGGTAAGTCTTCTATCGTTGGCACTTTAATGTATAACTTGTTCAACACGACTGACCGAGGATCAATAAAAAATTTACACGTTTGTAATATTAGAAAGCCCTACTGTTACGCAAGATCAATCTTTGAGCACAACGGAAATGTTTATGTTGCAGAGCGCCAGACTAGTAAGTCTGTCAATAAAAAAGGAATCACAAGCGCTACAACATCATTAAATTTCTTCAAAATGCAAGATGATGGTGAGCTTGAAGACTTATGTGGTGATCTTCGAACTGATACAGAAAAAGTTATTAGATCATTAATTGGTACACATGAAGACTTTTCAATTACGTCTCTGTCTGCGCAAGGTGATATCAATGCGTTTATCTCACAGGGTTCTACTAAAAGAAGATCATTTCTATCAAGATTTTTAGGACTTGATGTTTTTGATAAGATGGCTGACTTAGCAAATAAAGACTTAAATGGCTTTAAGGCACAGTTAAAGAATTTCCCAGATAGAAATTGGGATGAGCTTAAAAAACAGTGTAGTGATGCTGTCAGTGAAATTAAGCATCAACTAGATGAGCTTGAGGTTTTAAACGCTCACAGGCAATCAGAAATTTCTGATTTAAAAGCGGATCTTTCTACACACAAAGATGTCAAAGTAGTTACCCAAACAGACGTTCTCAATCAAGAGAAGCGAGTGTCTACCTTGCTAAAATCGTGCGACGATTGCACTTCAAAAATTGACAATTTGACGTCCGAAATCCAGATATTAAAGTCTAAACTAGAAGTTGTTGAACAAGTTGAGAACTCTGACGACGTAGAAGATCTCAAGCAACAGCTAACTAATATTTGTGAACTTGAAAGATCACTGTCAGATCTAAAGCATCTGCATGATAAAGAAACAACTCAGCTCAAGCAATATCAAAAGTCTCTTAAAATTCTTGATGAAGTTCCGTGCGGAGACGAGTATCCTACCTGCAAGTTTATTAAGGATGCTCACCAAAGCAAAGAAAAGCTTAGTGATCAAGTTCACAAATCAGACGATGCTTTAAAAAGAATGAATGAGATTAGTGTTAAGCTATCTGCCATGAATAAGGAAAATCTCGTGTCTAGGCTAGATAAGCTGGAGAAAGCTATCACATTATCTGCTAAATTTAAGTTAGAAATTTCTAAGAAAGAAACAGAAATAGCTGCTAGCAGAGCTTCCTGCGACTCTATTGCAGATACTTTACGAGACGCCGAGCAGAAATTAAAAGACTTACAGACTGCTCTTAAAAATGAAGAAAACACTGAGGTTGTTTCTATTAGGTCAAAAATCGAAGTTTTAACAAAACAAATTAAGGAGTCTGATGAGCTTAGACTAAGCTTGGCTACACAGAGAGGGAAGCTCCTGTCTGATATTGATAAGCTTAACAATGAAAAATTTTCTAGAGATGCAATTTTAAAAGACATGAAGACGTACGAGATAATCTCTGGTGCATTTTCTAAGAAGGGTATACCGCTGATCATTACGCGTTCACAAATTCCTGCGATCAATGCAGAGATTGCAAAGATTCTTCATGGAATAGTTGATTTTGAAGTTGAACTAGAGAATGATGATGATTCTGATGCCTCAGAGATCTATATTAATTATGGGGACTCACGAAGAATTATTGAGCTCTGCAGCGGCATGGAAAAGACTATCGCGTCTATTGCTTTAAGAGTTGCGCTTGTTAACGTTTCTTCTATGTCGAAATGTGACATGTTTATCATAGATGAAGGATTTGGCACTCTAGACGACGCTGGAGTCGAGGCATGCAATAGATTGCTGACAAGCCTAAAAAAGTACTTTAGACTTGTTCTTGTCATAACGCACGTTGATGGAATTAAGGATGTTGCCGACCACATCTTAGAAATAACAAAAAATGAAAAAGACTCGAGGGTTGTCTACGCATGAAAGAATGGAAAGATTACACCAACGATAGACTAATATGTGAGCATCCTGACGGCTTTTATGTTATAAAGCCTAAAGAAGAACAAGAGTTTGTTCCATTTTTTTGTAACTTTTGTGACAAAATAATGACTTCTATTTACGACGAAGAGGCACATAAAAAATTTAATTGTTGTGACAAGTGTGCAAGCAAGCATGTATATCCGCGTCTAGAAGACTGGAAAAATGGTTGGCGACCGTCTAGAGAAGATGTCACAACGTGATTTAACAGCATATTTAATGCATCAGAGAGTAACAACATGCCGAAAGTAATTGACTATAATGCACTGGGACAGATCTTAGACAATACATGGGGAAGATCGTCAACACCTAAGACTGCTTCTTATTCAGTTAAATTTACATACGCTGGTGGGGATAGGTTGGTGGCCACATTTAATTGCATCATGAATTTTGCTTCAACAAGTGAAGCGCAAATGATTAAAAAGACAACACAGAATGATGCAGACAACCTTGTCGGTCGTTACACAAAGTCTCTTAAAGAAAAATATAAAGAAATTACTGGAGATGCTTTAACTCTAAAAGAAGTTAGTGCTGCTGATTCAGTTGAGATGATTGGTGGGGGTTATCATCACACATCAAAGAGAACTGCGTACTATAGAAAAACATTTATATACGAAATGTCATGAGCAGTCCAGTCAGTCCCAGCAGGCAACAACAAGTTGCTGAAATTTTAAAGTGCGGAAAAGATCCTGTGTACTTTATGAAGAAGTACACAAAAATCCAGCACCCAGTTAAAGGACTAATACCGTTTGAGACATATGATTTTCAAGATGATTGTGTCAAGCAGTTTCAAGATCATAGATTTAATATAGTTCTTAAAAGTAGGCAGCTAGGTTTATCAACAGTTACTGCAGCTTTTTCTTTGTGGATGGCTCTTTTTAAGAAAGACAAGAACATACTTGTTATTGCAACAAAGCTTCCTACAGCAATGAACTTCATCAAAAAGGTGAAGACTATGCTTGACTCTCTTCCCCCGTGGTTGCTACTCACTAAATATGAGCCAACTAAGCAGGCCATTAGATTCACTAATGGTTCAACTATTACGGCAGTTCCAACATCTCCCGACGCTGGCCGCTCTGAAGCGCTAGCACTTCTCATCGTCGATGAGGCAGCATTCATTAGAGACTTTGACGATATCTGGACCGGCTTATATCCTACGCTATCAACAGGTGGTAGCGCTGTTATTCTTTCAACACCAAACGGTGTAGGTGGACAATATTATAAGCTGTGGACAGAAGCTGAGTCAGGTGTCAATGCTTTTAATCCTATTAGACTGCCTTGGGATGTACATCCTGACCATGACCAAGAGTGGTTTGACAAAGAGACTAGGAATCTTCCGAGAAGAAAAGTTGCTCAAGAATTTTTGTGCGACTTTATAACATCCGGTGATACCTTCTTACAACCAACAGAATTAGACAGGATGAGAGAGATGATTCGACAACCTCTCCTAAAAGAAGGACCTCAAAGTGGTGTGTGGATATGGCGTCAACCCGAGGCGAACAAAAAGTATGTTATATCAGCTGACGTTGCTAGAGGAGATGCTTCTGACTATTCTACTTTTCATGTGATAGATTATGAAACTTGTGAAGTTGTAGCTGAGTTTATGGGCAAAACTCCTCCA